AAATGTCCAATTTTTTTCTAATACTTTTTTCTTTATCAATTCTTTCATTCAATCACCACTTTCACACGAACAAGGTTCATTACTTAGAATATAATGGGCTTCTTTCGGGGAATCTAAATTGACATTTATTCTCCAATATTCAGTTCTGCATACTTCACAATCAATCGCTCTTTTAACATTAAATTTCATTAATAGTCACCGCCTTCATTTAATATATTATAGGCTATGCCTAAATGTTTTCTAGCAAGAAAAAACTCTTTAATAATTATTTCAGGAGTATTTTTATCTTGTTTTAACTCATAAATTTTCATATCTATTTCATATATTATTTCTCTTAACTTTTCCATTATATCACAACCATGTATTTTCTTGAGCCGCAGGACAAATGCCATAATAAGCACAATACTGCGAACAAGTCTTATGGAAGAAAGTTGCTTCAAATTCATTTTCATATGCCCAAATTATTTTTGCTATTGATTTAAGCACAGAAGTTTTAGAAGCCTTCTTTATTTCTTCTGCATAAACATAATTAGAAGCAGGGTAATACCAACCCCAATGAGTAACTTGCATATCATTATTTAGACCATGCTTTGCTAAAACTTCTTCGGGTGCATTTTCTATCATTATCTGATAGAAAGCCATTTCTTTCCTCATATTACTTTGCTTACTATCTTTCCAAGCACCTGTTTTGTATTCAAAAGGAATAAGTCCACCATTCTCCATAAATATTCTATCAATAATACCTTGAAGATGAACAACATAGTCTCTTGAAAGAGGGTATTTTGGATTAGTATTTGCTTCAATTGTTATTTCACAATCAAACATTCCTTCATTAAGAACAGGCAAATACTCTTCTATTTTATCTTCGCTTCTTGCTA